TGGAGAAAGTTCTGGTATAATATAAGTATTCTGATCAACGTCTTTGACGCCACCAAGAGAACCCCAGTTGACTCCATCATAACCTTCAAACTGAAGAGCAGATGTATTGAAACGAACAGAACCCTGATCAGGTGATCCCCTATCAGCATCCGCTCCAGATGGAAGAACCAGTGTTGTATTAGTATCAATTTTTACTTTTTTGCCACTGTTTGGCGCTATTAAAATATCACTGATAACAGAAGAGATTATATTTTCTGAAAGTTTTAAGTCATTGTTAATGACAATAGGACTAGAACCTGTTGGATCAATTCTAACCTCTTCAATATCTTCAAATACAATAGGTGCTACAGCTAATTGACTATAAACTAGTGTGGCATTGCCATTTAAAAAATTGCTTCCTGATATATCAACTGGAGGTGATCCTGGTCCGCCTGTAGTACCGTCTACAATAACTTCGTATAAGTTGTTCTTCCACTTTAAATAATCTCCAGCAACAACAGGAGTATTTGCATTCCAGTTAACAAAATTTGGCGCTGACGTATTAACAGAACTTTGCTTCTTCACATTCACAAATTCTAAAGAATTTGGTGTAACGTTTATAGTGTTAATATCATCATTAATAAAATATAAAGTATTGTCGTTTGCGCCAACAGTTTCTTCTGCTTTAATATAGGTGTTACCGTCTTGGTCTCTAACACCTCCAAGAGAAGACCATGCAGTTGTTGTTGCGTTATAACCTTCATACTGCTGACTTTCTGTATTGAATCGGATCGATCCATTTTCAGCTAATAATGTTGGTCTCTCTGCTGTAGTACCAAAAGGAATATTTAAAGATGTAGTTGTTGGAATTTTTACTACTTGATCTACTGCTGGTATAATATTAATATCAAAACCAGCTTTTGATGAAATCGTATCTTCTTCTAAATGTAATTTTTCGTTAAATTCTGCGTAAGAAGATGTTTTAAAATATCCAGCACTATCGATGTTACCATCAGTATCGATAGTAATTTTATCTTTAAACGCAATATCTGTGGAAGTTATAATTAAAGAATCTATAGCAGTAATTGTAACATCTGTAGCAGAAGTAATTTCTGGTACATTAATATCTGTTGCTATGATGCTATCGGCAGTTAAAGTTCCGGTGAGAGTTTGATCTACTGTATTAACTTGAGAACTTACTAGTGTAGGAATTGATACAGTTGAATTTTCTACATCTGTGTTGAAAATATTTGATGATGTTACGCTAATTACATTAAGTAATAAACCAGAACCAAATGTTCTTGGATTGTTAGCATCAATAGTAATTGATGCTTCTTGGTTATCTACCCCACCCATGTTTTGGTGGTTAGTACAATAATAATATAATGGACTAGGGGTATTTTCTGTAACACTAATAGTTAAATCTGTTCCTACTCTAGTTACACCTTCTGTATATTCACCGCCTGTAAAGGTTGCGCTAATTGCTCCAGTAACTGTGGCATTTCCCGATAATGTAATTTGAGTTGGTCCATCTACACTAACAACAATTAAAGAATCTGGAATAGATCCAGCACCTTCAGTAGTCACTAGCATTCCTGCTAAAATACCTGTAGTGGAATTTAGCGTCATAACTGGAGATGCTGCAGTTACTGACCCAGTTACCGCAGATACTAAACTTGGGGAATATATTCCATCTCTAAATGCACTTAATGTAAATGGGTGATCAGATGGATATGAAATTACAATCGTATCTCCAACATAAAAAGTTAGATTTGGTGTTGTAACTCCACCAATTTGATATCTATTTTCAGAAGTGGCAGCACTGATTGGATACGCATTTGAACCATCTTTTACCAAACTTGTGGATTGAAATTGTCCACCATCAGCAACAACTATAGAAGTAATATTTGAACCATCGTCAATAACTGACAATACATCAACTAATGTTCCGTCACTTGATACACTTGTTACAGTTGCTACAGTATTTCCACTGGCACCAATAGAAGCGCCACTAAATGTTACCGTATCATTTGCCTGGTAATTGTATCCTCCATCATCTGGGGTTATAGTAGCAGAGATTACTTCACCATTTTCGTCAAAAGAAATATCAAATAATCCTCCAACACCATTTCCTGATGTTGAAGTTGGTGATATATTTGATAGTGAACTATCAGCAGTTCCTCCAGTAGAAGCAGTTGTAACTTCTGTATCTCCAATTACTCCTCCTTGTATTTGAACTTGATCTGATGTAGTTAACGCACCGAGAGAAATTGCTGGATTGAAAGTTAATGATTCTACCGAAACACTAGTTGCAGTATAACTAATATTTTGAATTAAGTTTGCTGGATTTGTAGATAAAATATCACCTACAGCATATCCAACTCCACCATCTGTTATAGTAACTGAGCTAACAGATCCTAACGATGAAATCGTATATACAAGATTTGGTGATGGTTGACCATACGGGGGAGTTATAGTTACTGTAATGGAACCAGCAGTTGTTGGAGTATCAGATAAAGTTAAAATGTAATCTCCACTGTCTCCATCAATACTTAAGCTAATTGTTGTATTAGCAGCAAGAACACCAGTTCCGCCAGTTTTTGTTATAGTAGAACCGCCAACAAATTGATTATATTGTGCTTCTGTTATAACAATTATAGTAGATGGTTCTCCTTCTTCGGTAGCAATTGTTAATGAAACCCCAGTTACTTCTGTCTTAAGACTGAGAGTTTCTCCTACCAGATATCCACTTCCTTTAGAATCGAAAACTAGAGTACTTGTGTCAATACTACTCGGATTATTTGAAATAACAAATGTTGCTCCACTTCCTCCACTTGTTTGAGTGATGTCATTTTCATCAATATATGACATCGTGCTGTTATCTGGAGAGAGCACATCTCCATTTAAATATCCAGAACCAGATTGTGAAATTGTAATTTCCGTGACAGATCCTGAACTGTCTACAACTACGGTTGCTACAGCTCCTGAACCATTTCCTCCGGTAAGACTTACATCATCATAACTATTTTCTTCATATCCGCTTCCGGCATTACTTACAGATCCTTCAATATTTGGAACTGTGAAATTAACTGATGTAGAGTTTTCTGGAGCAGACCCACCAGTAAGTGTAGCACCAAAATACTGACCAGATTTTAATCCCGAAGCGTTTGTAGTTACTGAACCCAAAAATGCTTCTACTACAATTGTAGATTCTGATCCACTACCACTGCCACCAGAAAGAGGAACTTCTGTATATGATCCTGCTCCGTACCCACTTCCTGCAGTAGAAATTTGAGTTCCTGTAGTATCTAATTCATTTTTAATGACATATAAGTCATTATACGCACTAACTTGAGAACTTGAATATTCAAAGATCTTTCTTGATCCAGAAACAAAAGAAAGAATATTTAAATCTGACTTAAATAAACCAAGAGAATTATCGCTTATAAAAGATAATGATGGTATATTTTTAGATCCATCTCCAAGTTTTAAATTTCCTGTGGATAAATCGGAACCACCAGCGGCAATGTTGAATACTTGAGATCCAATATCATTAATTTTATTCCTTTGTTGTTCAAAGGTATCTGTTCTAGCGACATTAATTGCTGGCATTTTTTATTAGCTCTCTAAGTAGGGATTTGATTTCAGAGACTTCATCCTTCAACATATTTATGTCTTCTAACGCGGAACCAAGGTGTTTTGATTTGCGTCTAGATTCTATGGCAGAATCGTCCAAACTGATGATGGCACCTGTGGTCTCATCTCTGACGAGACCATCATGACCTTCTACTTTAATATAACTCATATGCGGAAATTAGAATGCTGCTACTGCTCGAATGTCTTGAATCTTGGGAACAAATGATGGATCGACTCCTTTCATAATAATTTTAACCGCAAAGGATGAGAACTCTGGGAGATTTGACACACTGTAAGTAATATCCTGATAAGATGATTGTTTTTCTACTATCGAAGAAATTGTATTTTCTGGAGTAGCAATCACTAGTGAATCTGGAGATCCATCTTCATTAAAGTATGTCCAATTAACATCTTCAAAGTTTTCTTGACTCGAAGATTTTTTAAATTTGTAAAGAACTTGAACATCATTAATATCCTTAGAATTTAATGTCAAGTGAACATCAATAGCAGTTGCTGGATTGTTAATTACAACTTCCTTTGTAACATATTTTGCTACAGTAGAACTGTTCTTAGAAGTATTGTCGGAAACATATGTTATTCCGTTGGCATAAGTTATTGCTTTAATTTCCAAGAATCTTGCTTCATCATCTACTTGATTCGGATACTTCAAGAAGTCTCCTACTCTAAAGATATCGGCAAGTTGATCATTCACATCAGAATTTCTATTGAATATTAAATTGTCAGTAATTCTTCCTGTGAAATCATCTGCTAGTGGTTGTGTGTCGTTTCTAACTTCTAGTTTCTGAGTCTTGTTATTCCAAATAACCGCACTTCCAGTAATAATATTATCATACGATTCTAGAATTACGGATGGATTTCTTGCAACCATAGTTGCTGAATCTGGAATATCAAGGAATACTTCAACTGGGTTTGTAGAAATAGTAGCAGCTGGTACAACTACACCATTAACAGTTTCAATTAACGTTGGTTGATTTCCTAACGTAACTCTTTCTCCTCTCTTGAAGAACTGACTTGTCTTGAGTCTCACCCAAACTGTAGAACCTTCAACTTTAGCAATAGTGCCAACTGCTTTTGAAGTATATCCTTCAATAGCTTGATTGTTTTGGATTTGACTGCCACTAGTATTTCCTATATTAAACTTATAGATCGGGTAGAACTCAATAATTTGATCTCTTCTTCCATATCTATCTTCTTGTCCAGTAGCAGATTCGATTCTGTTTGATACAGTTTTGACACTTGCCGTAGAAAGATCAACTACTGGAGAAAGATAAGAAACGGTAGATGAAAGAGATAACTTATACATTAATGAAGTAACATTATTCAATGTTTCATTAATATCAGAAGCAATAAACTTTTGATTTGTAAAATAATGTGGTTCATTCAAAAATGTCTTTTCATAATCTGTTTGGGAATATGATGTATAATTATTGGTCAGGGAATCCACAGGAACAACATTTGTTGTTTTAATCGAAGAACTCAACTTAGTTCCACTAAATGATAAACATTGAATTTGTGGATATAAAATTTCATATTTTCTATTGTAAGTAGCATACACTACTTCACCACCACCTTCAATGTTTCCAGAAGCAGCAATATTTGATGTGATATTATAAGTGTCAATTCCACTATTTGTAATTTGGAATAACTTGCTATTTAAAACATCAGAAGTTACACCGCCAGTTTCGACAGCACCTTTGAAGAAAACATAAGAAGATCCAGAAGTTTCAAATCCATTATCTCTATGTGATACTTGAATAATGTTGTTGTTGTTTCTAAAGAGTTTTGAAGTCGCGTTTGTGTTAGATGTAGCGTTAGTATTGAATGGGTTCTTGGCCAACAATTCGTAACCTAAAGATTCATTTGTTAATATCAACTCTGCAGTTTTAGCGATATTAAATTCTGCTCTGTATAGAGTAAATTTGACATCTTCAAAATTATCTTCTGTCCAGTTATCTACATTTTGTGATCTGTATACTGAACCGAGAGAAGGTTGTGTCGTAATAACAGTACTTGTGGCGACATCAACTTCCCCAAGT